AGATTGTCCGAAGTACATGCCTACTACAGCCATAATAGCGTGTGGTAGCCATTCTGGAGTAACCATACCTTCTAGTGTTAAGTATTCTGTGGCTGTATTAGTGAAATCTAAGAATAACAGTTTGAATCCTGATGTTATCTCTACAGGCACTACGGTATTAAAACCTAATAGAGGTGCTGTCAATATGAAGCCTGCCATAACCATAAAAGAGACTACTAAGAATCGTCTGATCCACTGTGCATTAGGTGTATCGTATTGTCGAGCACTGTTGACACTATCTTCAGACGCCCCTAGTCGATCTATGAGCTGCTTCTGTTGTTCTGCTTTGTCTTGTTGCGACTGTGACCACATCTTCATGAGAGCACCACCTAAAGTGCTCACAATCATCGTCATAGCTTCTAAAGGGAGTCCAAACATATCAACCCTCTGCTCTCTTTCGTTCTTGCTTGAGTTGTTTATCTCGTTTACGTTCCCAAGACAGATAAGTACCAGCGAATGCTGGATCAGAAGGGTCTAATTTTATCTGAGGTGGAACGATAAACATATGCGCTTCTTCTCTACAGACTTTACATTGTTTAGGCTCATTACGTTGAGCCATAGGACAGAGGTGGTCTGTTACGTGCTCATTCTCGCATCTATAAGAGTAGATGGGCATACATTCATTCCTTTTGGTTGTATATATAAGATAAAGCCCCTAAGTTAATAGGGGCTATTCTAGTCAGTAACTAGTGATTAAGTGGCTGGAACAAGGATGCTCACGCCAGCGTTATCACGCAGTTCAGCGACACCGTAGATGGTGTCAGCGGTGAATAAATCACCCAACCATTCTTGCTTGTACTGAGTCTGAGAGCGTACACCCATCTGCTCAGCCAATACTAGAGCGTCTTTGTGTAACATGACGCCTACACGGTTAGTGCTACTAGTAGGACAGTTGCTAGAGACATACACATCTACACCGTAAATCTGACCGATCTTACCTGTCTTGATAGCATCACCGTTACCGATGTACTGCTGTTCAGTGAAGCGGTTGATACCTAATAGGTCATTCGCTGCTACAGGTGGGATTACTAGAGAACGATTATCCATAGGAACATCGTTGTTATCTAGAGTAAGGATCATCTTACGGATACCAGCATCAGTAATGTCAGCGGCAGAACTACCACCGTCACCACCTAACTGAGTACCGCCATTCAGAGCAGACACTAGACCAAATAGATCAGTGTCTACTTGAGTAGCTAGTGCGTAGCCTGCATCGTCCGTATAGAAGCGACGAAGAGAAGACAGTGCTTGAACTTCAGCGATATCTTCGATCAGAGTGGAGTATTCGTAGTGCTTATTAATAGACACTACAACTTCACTATGCGAAGGTGCGTTCAGGGTTACTTGAGTGCTTGCTGCTTTAGCGTTAGCTGAACCACGGGCAGGAGCAGGGATATGAATAGAATCACCCTTCTTACCTGTGTGCTTCATGTTAGTCACTAGGTTAGCTAGCACAAGATTTTTCTTGTAACCAGCGATTACTTCGTCAGACCAGATTTCTGGGATGAACTTAGCAGCAACCGTAGTTGTAGTATTATTAGTACCTAAAGCCATTTTAATTTCTCCTATAAAAGGCTAGTTATCTTTATATTTATTTGACTCGTCCTTCAGCGTATGCTCGCAAGATTTCATCTGCCATTGATTCATAACGATCTGGATCGGTCATCTTTAAACGAATTAGGTCTGCGCTACGGTAAACTTTCTTACCTCCAACAGATTCCCCAGATGACCTACTTTCTGTACGGCCTGACTTGAGTGCTTTCTCCTTAGCTGCTGTCTGTTGAGACTCTACTTCCTTCGTCTTAGAGATCATCTGGCGATCCTTCCACGTAGACAAGAGTTCATCAGCCGCATCGAAGTCGTAAGCATTTGCCTCTTTGAACAGGCGAGTACGTACTTTACTCTGGGCAATCCATTCCTGAAACTCAGTAGACCCTACGATCTGTTGAGCATCTGGATGTTGCTGATTTAACTTCTGAAGTGTCGTTTCATTATGACGATCTTCATTTAGCTTCTCAGCTTCCTTGAGCTTAGGGTGATTCTTGATTTTTTCTTCGATGTACTTATCAGGATCATCGTAGAAGTCTAGAGATTCTTCCGCAGGCTGTTCGGGCTGTTGATTCGTCTGATTCTTCAGAATCTCTTGAGTCAGTTGTCGTAGCTCACCTAGTTCCTGTCCTTTACGGCCCATTTCTTTTTCTATAGACTCGTAGGATTTGACTAAATCTTCTACACTCTTGAACTTCTCCGGTAATTCGTAGTCAGCTAATGCTTTATCCTCTGTAGGAGCGTCTGCTTCCACCTCATTTTCCGTAGATACAACTTCTTGAGGTTCATAATTCTCAGGGTCAACAATAATGTTATTTACCATAGTGGTGTTCTCCGTCTATAACTAGATTGTGGAGTTAATTAAAATGACGAGTCTGGCGCTAAGCAGATTATTCGTCAGCTAGTTTAGTTGTTTCCTCTAATGTTATCAACATATTAAGGATGGTCAACTGTCCCTTCACTAAGTAAAGGGTCTTCTCATCTTCTATACTCACTACATTGTTCACAGAGTCAGCCATCAGGGTTAGTTCATCAACTAAATCCTTCCAGCCATCTGTATCGAACAGTCTGTAGCGGTCATCGAAGAAATCTTTATCTGTTTTCACCTAATTGCCTCGCTTTAGCAAGATTAAGGATTGTTTCACTTTCTAGATGTTTCATTTCAGGTATATTACGTACTGTCTCAGACTCAAGATTGGCTACTTTCATCGCTTTCTCTTGTAGTTCTACAGCTTTCTTCTGTAGGTCTAAGATTCTTTCTTGTGCGTCAGTCTCATTAGGGACTTTCGCAGCAGCATCAGCCTGTTTCTTATAGGCATCAGCCAATGTCTCTTGTACTTGTGCTCCTATTAGCTGTACTTCACCCTGTTTCTCGGCTAGAGAGAGCTGTTGGATCATCTGCTGCATCTCTTGCTCTTGTGGATTGGGTTGCATCATCTGCTGGAGCATCTGGACCATCTGTTCACGGTTATTCAGGCTAGAATTGTCGAATACAGACATCAATAGGACCATAAATGCTTCACTCTCAGGCGGTAACATAGACATCAACTGGATAGCCTGTGTCATCTCTAGCTCTTTAGCCATTATACCCATCGTACTATGAGGTACGAACTTATAGTCTAGCACAGGATAGCGTTGATCGTCGAACTGCATCTTACGCCATACTGCTTTTTTGATGAATGGAATCAAGAAGTCAGTCTGGAAAGCCATGAGAGTACGCTTCTGACGCTTAATAGAAGCGGCTTGAAGCATAGACATACCGCTAGCAGTATTATTACGAGGATTTGAAGAACTACTAGTGGCAGAATCCATAGCGCCAGTAGCCATCTGTACCATACGCTCCAATTCAGCACCTTCTGTGAACGTATGAGCAGACAGATTACCGAAGTTGAAGGGTTGGATGACACTACGAGGGTCTCCGTTAGTTAGTATTGTCTTACCGGCCTTAACTTCTAGCTTAGCACCCCTCGGTAATCGAGTGGCATCCATCGCCATCATAGGATGTGTGGTAAGAGCCAGAGCATCAATACGACTACGGAGCTCAGCATCAAGAGCTTTCTGAGGATTATAAGCTTTCTCACAGACACCCCTCCCCCAAAACTTGTTAGGTACACGATCCATCTGACAAGCTACGAAAGGGCGATCCTTCATCATATAAGGATTCTCTTCAGCCCGTAAGACTACAGAGTCATTGGCGATAGTTACTACGGCTTCGATCAGATCATCTTTCTCGTAGTCGAATTGTTCACCGTTACCCTCAGAAGGTTTAAGGAGGTATTCGGGTACTAGACCCCAATATTCTGTGATCTTGACCTTATCGTCTTCATTGGCGTGATTCTCTTCGTTGAAACCGAAGTCAGCACGGTCTACTGAGCTACCACCGATAGCTACATCACGATATACTCCATCTTCAATACCTTTGACTACGTGATAGCGTGATTTGATTGTCTCTGTAGCAGCTCCTAAGCCGCCTGTGATGTCTAAGGCAGAAGGGTCTATGATAAATTCTTTAGGGGATATAGACTCTAGACCTACTTTGATGTAGGGTACATCCACCACTTTACGTTCTGTAGTCAATGTACCTTCTACGGGCTGCTCTAAGACTACTTTCTCAGATGTCTCGTCTACTATGACCTTACCGATCATCGTACCGTAGATAGCACCGTTGAGGAATGATTCACAGACTGCTGGTTTGACACCATCTCGCTCTAAGTCTTCTTGCAGGACAGTACGTAGGAATGCGATATCATCTTTATTCTCATCTAAGACATCATCACGAATGTCGAACCACTTATCACGCCCAAAAGTAGCCTCTTCTAGTTCTGAGACTGTTGCTTCTACAGCTTGTTGTGTGGCTGGTGAGATGAGTCGAGAGTTCTCTGCGTCACGCATCTTGTCGTTAGCGACCCAGATACCTCGCCATATGCGATAGTATTCATCCCACTTATTCATGTAGTTCTGGTCACGATGGTTCTTCCAATTCTCAAGTCGGGAAGTTAACCATCCAGCTAGACCACTATATTTATCTTGTTCAAGCATATTATATTCTCGTAGTTAGTAACCAGCATCTACATCTATAGGTTCCCAATCATTAATCTCTATCGTACTAGCGAAGTCTGCTACTGAGACTTGATCTATGTACGCTAGAGCATCTAATAGGTCATCATGTACCTGTGGTGAGGGAAAAGACATCATCTGATCTACGAAGTGTCTCCACTCCTTATTCTCATTGAACTTAATCTTACCGTGCTCTAATCGACCTTGTAAAGACCAAGTGATACGATCAGTCTTCTTCTTACCACCGTGAGTTACGTCTGTGATGACTACCCATCGGTTATTAGCCCTCATCTCATCTTCTAGATAAGGCATGATAGCATTCTTCAGAGCACCGGCCTCAATACCTACTGTATTAGCACTAGTCTCTATAGAGGAACGTAGTATCTTCTCTGAGGTCTTCTTGATGTTCCATCTTCCGTGTAGTATGTCTTTCACCCACCAGACATCCCCACATATCTTAACTATCGCTATCGCTGTCTCATCTAACTTAGAACCCTTAGAGCCTCTGTCTTTAGTGACTTGTTCGAAACCAGCAGGGTCTACGGCTACTACATAGTATCCTTCTTCAGGCTCAGGAGCAGTCTCAAACCAGTCCTCCTGAAAGATACCACCACTGAAAGACTCAAAGCTAGCCTCAAATTCTTGTCTGTATGCCTGAGAGGACATAGTTCTACGTGCTACTTCTATCTCTTTAGGGTCTAGTAGTGGGTTGTCTGTAGAGTTAAAACTGAATGCTTCCCAGTCTTTATCTTCTAGTGCTAGTTTATATAGGTCATAGAAATGATTACGTCCTTCTGGTGTGCCTATGAATAATGCTTCACCCTTAACGTCAGCCAGAGTAGGACGTATGATTAGTTCCCATACTTCAGGCTTCATGAAAGCATATTCATCCATCACCACATAATACAGACCTACACCCCGTAGTGAATCTGGTCTATCACTACCCTTCAGATATATCTTACGATCATTGACCAAAGTTATAGTGGCTGTATTCTCATGTGTAGACTTGATGACATCCTTACCTATATCCTTCAGTACACTCCAGAGTATATCTTTGGCCTGTTGGAAGGTAGGTGCTACGTAGAAGATATCTTTAGATTCAGACTGTAGTCCTTTGATCAGTAGTGTCCATGCGGCTAAGTGAGACTTACCGAATCGACGACCACAGGCTGCTATCTTAAAACGAGCTGGAGACTTAAATATCTCCATCTGGGCTTTATGCAGTTGTACGTTGATACTAGCCATCAGCTACCTCAACTATTATCTCATCGAACTTCTCGTCTTGTCTCTTCTTCTCTTCTCTACGTACAGACTGTACATCATGTTCGATGATCTGACCACCATTATCTTCTATAGCATTCTGCACAGACTTACCTATCTGTTCTACTACTATGTTGATAGACATATCTTCTTGATTGATCTCTATCTCACGCTTAGGTGGTAGTATACGATCCATACACATCTTCAGACATTGAGTATCACCTTCCATAGCCATCTCTATGACCTTCTGGACTATCTCTGGTCCCTTAGAAGACATCAACTCTCTAGACAATTCTGTGTATTTATTGACTGAACCTTTAGGCCGGCCATTAGGATTAGCCGACGGCATACCCTTATAGAAATTAGGATTACCTTTCTTCTTCTTCATACTCTTTATCCTTTATAGCCACTAGGGAGAGTTTTAGACACATTATAATACTTTATTTCAGACATAGAAGCCCCTTAGAACTAAGGAGGCGTTAGACATCGTTAAGTAGATACGTTATGAATATTCTTTATGAATTAATACTTAACGTCTTATTATGTTTATTTTCATGATGTCTAACATATGGTTGTATTATAACATATTTTTAATCAAAAGTCAATCAGTATTTAGACTTGTTGGTCTACTTGGGTGGTCTGTAATAGTATTACTATAGTATTATAAGCTATGTTCCCTCCCCGCCCCACCTCAGATTTCCCTCTCATGTGCTGATGAGCCTATATACATATATTGCATATGCCCTAGGGGGGGCCCCCCGTGACCCATCAGTCACAAAATGACCCATCAGTCACCATATGACTACCTAAGTGCTCCTTAGTCACCTTATGACCCGTCAGTCACACTATGACTATTCAACCTAAGATAGTCACAAGTTGACTGAGTGGTCTGTTAGTGACTACTAAGGGAGATTTAGTCACAAGTTGACCA